TTGAACCTGAGAAGTGGTCGTTGAAGTTTTCTTACCCACAGCCGTTCCCCATTCAGGTTTTGCCAGTCATACCAGTTTTTGCTCCGTACAGGAAGTACACACCCGACGGTTCACCAAATACACGCTCATAAAGGCGCATCTTAGCAGCTGTACGGCTGCTGGACAGAACCCCGATGGAAAGTGGCATCTGAAGCTCATTGGAGACCTGCTTGGCGAACTCCGCAAGCTTGCGGGCCCGACCACCTTTTGCGGATCGGAACTCCGGGTCAACAAAAATAGCCTTTTCCTCGATGATCTGCTCTTTGCTGTACCACATCTCTCCGATGTTCAGCAGGATCGCCCCCTCAAGGCTGCCACCGACCGGGCCGATGACCCCGATGATGCCGGGAATTTGCTTGCTCAGGACGCCGTAGATCGGTGATGCAAGCTTACCCATGTCCGGAGAGGTGAGGGCATTCTCCTGCGTTGCCTCGATGGCGAGGCGCATGACCTCGTCAAAATCTTCGACGACGCCGGTCCGAACTTCGACTTCCATAATGCTAATCCTTTTTTGGACCCGGCAGCCCTTGCAGGGTCTTGATGGTCTTTTCTCTCATTTTCTTCACGAAGACATCAAGAATTTTATGACCATGGTCGATGTCCCCGCTACCGAGGTGCATCACGTCTTCCGGTGGGATCACGTACTCACCACCGGCGGCCACGATGGGCACGGCGTCCGTAGCACCACCGGCGGCGTAGCTCTGGCTGTACGGGGTGTACATATCGTTCAGTTCGGTCTTGCCAGCTGGTGCCTGCGCCTGCGGGCGTGAGCCTCCACCCATTATGCCGCTAAGAGAGGGCTTTGCCGCAGCCGGGGCCGGGGCGGCGAGTGAAGTGCCATTGCCGCTGCCGCTGAAGGCCACTTTCTTCAGGAGTTCGTACCCGACATTCGGCGCAGCGCCACCAGCCGCCCTCTTCGGAGACGGGACGCCATATGGCATGCCGCTTGCACCGTACGGAAGGCTGTCTGTGGACTGCCCATAGGGGCCGGGGGCTGAGAAGATGTTCTTCGCCACCTTGAACCCAGCCATGGAGTTGCCCTCGCCCATGGCGGAGATGATGTCGGCTGGGATCACGTACGACCCGGACGCCACGTGCATGGGCAGATGGTCTGTCCGACCCGCCACGCTGCTGTGGATCGCGCCTTTGTGGGTCTTGGCTTTTGCGTTGCCGCCGCGCGCTAGGCCAACCGCATTGCTGATAACAGTGTCGTTCATGGTGACCTCACGAATAGCTGACGGTGACGACCTGCCCGGTTCCGGGCGCGACCACAATTCCATTGTCAACAGGGACGCTAACCTCCGTCACCCCAAGCGTGTTGGCAATCACGAAGATTTTCGACGATGTAGCAGACGAAACAGAAGCGTCATAGATCGACCCGGCAGCGCTTCCAGCTGTCGTCACAATGACCCTTACCAGCCTGCCCTGCCCCACCTGAACAACTGTTGCGGCGCTGATTTCCTTGAGGGACTTCGTCCCCGAGACCTGAAGATACGTCTGACCCAGACCGTTGATCGCGGTGACGATGTTCTTTGTGGCTGTGAGGATGTCGGAAATCGAAGACATCAGAACTTCCCATCTTGTTGGACGCGATACCGGATGTTCCCAAGTCGCCAGAAGGAGCCAACGTCATTGCTGGAGATTTCGATGGCGATCAGTCGGGCCCTGATCCTTGGGGTGATATAGTCCGAAGACTGCGTCACCAGATACGGCCCGTGAACCGTGGGCGGCAGGCCGGGGTAATCAGTGGTGTAGAACGTGATCGAGACGTCCGCGCTAGGGACACCGTTGTAGTAGCCCCACTTCATGTCTGGCCACAGCTGGTCGAGAAACGTCTTTTCGTCGCCATCTGCCAGAGCAAAGTAGCCAGTCTTGAAGCTGGAATTCATCGCCACGCCGTCGGCATCCGTAGATGTTTCATGCTGGTAGATGAACAGGTTGTCACCAGCCCCAATCGGCGGCCCGAAGACGCTTTGGTCGATCCAAGCCGTGCGGGCCAGCGTCCCAAAGTCCCACTGGTTGGTGAGCGTGTTGTACTTTACGTACTTTGTCGGAACGCCGCCAGAGCCAGTCGTGGGATAATACCAAGACACCTCACCGAAGCGGCTGTTCGGCGCGCACCGGACGTTCTGCCAGTAGGCGGTGTCGATGTCTTGGAAGATCACGTCCCAGATCGGGCACTGGATGGGTTCGGGGCCCCCACCAGACAAACGGAAGAACTGGCTCTGGGACATCCAGTAGACGACCCCAGACATGGTGGCGGCAGCCTTGCGTCCCACCAGACCGCAGCCGGTGCCAATCTCGTTGAAGGAGTAGATGAACGGCTGGCTGATGTATTGCATCGACCACAGGGCAATGTCGGTCCACAACAAGCTCTGCTGGGGCCCCTGCAGGCCGCCCACGATCATTGAACCCTTCGGGATGCGGTACGAGCCAGCCTGATTGGTGACAGTGCCCACCCAGCTGGAGAAGTTCCCCACGTCGCACCAGCGGACCAGAAGCGGGTCTTGGATACCGTTGAAGGTCGACCCGTAGGCGATGACTTGCCGCTCCGGCATCGAAATGAACATGCCTTCGTTCACAAGCGGCGCGTTCGGCATGATGTCGCAGTGATCCGACCCACTGGCGGTGTTCCAGTAGAAGATCGAGCCCATGTGTGGGCAGGCCACGAGGTATTCGCCCCAGTTGTCGAGGGACCAGTCCGTCGTCCCGGCAAAGCCCCAGCGGTTCACCTTCAGCGTCCCGGCGACGGTCTGCGGGCCAAGTGTTGAAGGAAGGGAGAATGTGAAGGTGCTGCTGACGCTTCCGGCAACCGCCGACGTCACCACCCAAGAGCCATTGTACCCGGACGGGGTGGTGCCAGCGATGGTGATGACCGATCCCGGCGTGACGTAGACGTTGGCTGGGATGGTGGCGGTCGCGGTGGTCCCCACCATGGTAATCGCAGATGGGACGTACTGGCGGCCACCGGTGAAGGAAACGCCGGTGCCGAAGTCGCCCAGACCATAGAGACCGTCACCGAAGCCGACGGGTGGCGGGACAGCCTGCTGGCCGGTGTAGTAGATGATCTGTGCCTTGCCGCCATTCATGAAGGCGGATGCCGTCGAGGTGGCAGCGTATGGCGCGGCAATGACGAACGTGTTGGCGGTCGGTGCCGGGGTGTCCTGAATGATGTAGTTGCCGTAGAGCGTCACGCCGCCAACGGTCGTCGGTATCAGGACAGCAAAGTTTGCACCGGCTGCATACCCGTGGTTGTTCAGCGTGACGACGACGTTGATGTCTCCGGAGTTTGTGTCGAACTCTGGGACAGTGCCGCCACCGGTGACCGTCGAGGTGGCGGGAACGATTGCGCCAAGGATGTTGGTGGAGGTGATCTCATAGGCACCGCTGTTGAACGCTGTCGTCTTGTAGAAGCCGGACAGGATGAGGCCATCCACACTGATCGGGGTCACAAGGAAGATTGCGTCGTACGATGTCACGAATGACGCCGCGTCGTTGACCTTCACGATTGCCGATCCGCTTACGGTATCGAAGCTCGGCGTTATGTTCGCGGTGTAGTATTGCGGCGACCGGTTGAGCGCGGACCCGGCACTTTCGCTGGTAAAAACACCGTTCTCAGCGCCCATGGCCAAGAAAGAGTTGCTGTTCGTGTCGGCCCAAGCGTGCAGCGCCCTGACTGTGGCGGTGAGGGGCTGTGACAGGAACTTCGTCCATCCACCCAGCTTCTGCGGCAGGGCTGTGCCATTCCGATCTGGCACGAACCTGATCAGGTTGCTTTCGGAGATCGCAGCTTCGTTCAGCGCGGGGGTACGGTTCTGATCGACGCCGGGGATCAGCTTCAGTGACGCGTGCGGCATGTCTTATCCCCTTGTCGGCGAGGCGACCGGTGCTGGGGACTGCGACGTCCAGCCCGGTCCTTCGAACTTCTTGCGGGCTTCCTCGACCGCAGCGCCGCTGAGGAGGGCCTTGTACTGCCCCTCGTAGCTCTGTGCCATCTGAGGGTCATCCGACTGGCGGCCAAAGTTCCGCTGGTACGCGGAGATGTAGATCATCGATGCCATGATGAAGAGATCGGGCAGGTACTGGCTGATAAACGTCGGGGTGTTGGCTGCCGACAGGGTGTTGGGTCGATATGTCGCCACCACTTCCACGCTGTACGCAGCGTCAGGGACGGGCCCGACGAAGAACAGGTTCTCGTTGAACGGCGCAAAGTACTTCGGCTGCCCACGGTTGCCAGAGGCGTTCGACCCGTACACCGCGTCCAGAAACTCCTTGGTGGTCGGGAGCAGCTGCACGCGGGACGCAGTCGGATCGTCCGGGTTGTTGACCCCAACCGGCAGGATCAGGTTCAGCTGCTCTGTCACCACGATGGAGCCGCTGTTGTCTGGCAGCGTCATGGGGAAGGTGAGGTTCCGGTTGCCAGCTGCCAGACCGATGGTGGGACCATGGATCGACGTGGAGGTGAACATCAGATCGAGATCGCGGTAGATGCGAAGCTCGGCGTAATCGATCATGGACGGCGCGATCTCCAAGAAGTTCACGTCATCGACAGCGACCACCGCCATCTGGGCGATCTGGTTCAGGTAGGTCGTATAGGTCAGTCCGGCCACGGCATCACCTCGTTTTGCGGCATCCTATCCCAATTGTGGCCAGCTGGCGAGTGCCTGATGCCGCTCAGCGCACGTCCTCAGGGCTGACCTGTCGCGCCCCCACGCCTTCTCCACCTCTGCCTGCGTCATGGCTCCCTCTGGCAAGCTGACGGGCGGTGCGCAGGGGGCTGTGAGGCTGGGCGGCGGCAGTATCGGGATGGGTTCAACGCTTCTTGAGGCGCATGACGCTGTCAGCACCAAGGCAGACAAGATTGGCACCGACATCCGCATTTGCCTCATCCTCCAGCTGGATCATTGCTTGGGCACGCTGGAATTCCGCGTTGAGCCGTTTCTCTTCTGCCTCACTGGCGATCTCTGCAGCACGAAAAGCATCTTTCTGAGCTTTCGCCAGCGACACTGCAGCCCGACCTGTTTCAATTCTGACCCCCAGACCGTACCCAATGGTGCCTGAAAGTATCACCCCGATCAGGGCTGCGATCAGAAACCAGTGCCGCATCATGCTTCGTTTTTGGACGACGCCGTGGCGCTCTTCATTTGCGGAAGGTCGCCGGGACGTCCCTTGTAGGTTGTGGGCCAGCGGTATCCACGAGCGCGACCCCTGTCGATTGGCGTGACGCTGACGGTGTCGCCCTGATTGCCCCCAAGGACGTAGAACCGCTTCTCGTCCTGTCCCACCAAAAAGCCGACATGGCCGCCACCGGGGCGCTCAAACGCTACCACAGCACCGTACGCGGGGTTGCAGGCCTTGCCGAACAGCAGCCAGTTCAGCGCCCAGTAGGGGTTCTCGCCCAGCTTTCCGGGGCGCGGTTCGTCAGGAAGCGCAAGCTCGATGGCGGTGTCCACGAAGTCGCCGCACCATGGCAGCTTGGACGGGTCTCCTAGCGTCTTGCCGTCGCTCTTCAGCCACTTGGCCAAGACAGCGCGATCTCTGTCTTCGTGAAGGCCCATGACCTTCTTGGCTTCTACCATCCACGGGAGATCACTCATCGTCGTCTTTCCCCGGAATGAAGGTGTCGATCACCTTATCTGCAATTTTGTCGCTCTTGCTCTCAAGCATTCCAGCGAAGCGAAGGGCAAAGCGTGTCAACCGTCTGGAGAAGAACCCCGCCGCAAACATCGCAACCTGCACCGGGAAGCCCGGAAACATTCGGTGCGAGACTATACCGGCAAGGTGCGAAGCAAGGAACGCGCCCAGTATCACCAGCCAGAGTTCCCGCTGGTCCTGCTCGGGCTCCGACCGCATGGCAAACGTGGCACCGGCGATGGCAAGGAAGATGCCACCGACCCATTCATATGGGGAAAAAGATATTCCAAGACCCGCCAGTGCCAAGGTTGTCCAATCCTTGGCGTGGTCTGCAAGTACGTCCTTCAACCTCTTCTTCTCCATCACAAAGCTCCGAGATTGTTCCGGAACATCCCCAAACATCAAGAAATGCGGTAAATGATCCAAGTTGCAATGCCGGTCCTGCGAAGTCTCCAGCGGGAGGAGTTTCCGTTTGACGTCGCCAAGGAGCCGATACTGGTCACACCAGTGTTGACGCCAATGGTTACGTTCCCAGAGCCGGTGTGAATGATTGAAAAGTCGAAGGCCATGTCAACATTTGCAGAATAATACGTGTCCAGTGCCGTCCCAAGCGGGAGCGTCAATGTATTGGAAGCGCCGGTGTATTGAATGATACCCGTGGCGATCTGCGCCGCAGTAAGGGTCGTCGATCCGTTGAGAACGGTCGGATCGCCCTGAGCCGAAAGAATGACATTGTCGGTATTGTAGGTCTGTTTGACGGCACCATTGGTCGAGACGGTGATCGCCCCGGTGCTTGTCACGGCTGGCGTGGTGACGGAGGTGAAGGCCCCAGACGACGGGGTGATGCCACCCACAGACGTCGCGTTGAGGCTGCCGCCGCTGATGGCAACGGCACTGGAGTTCTGGATGGCGATGGTCCCGAGGCCAAGGTTCGCACGGGCACCGGCGTCTGTATCGGCACCAGTTCCACCTGCCGTGATCGGGATGGGAAGCGCGGTGGGGAGACCTGCGGCAGATGCGGCGATGATCTGCGCCAAGCTGATCTTGACCGACACTCCAGCCTGAACGCCCTCGAAAAGCTCCGGTCCGGCAAGGGCGGCAACGGCGGGCAGGTTCGGGATTTGTACGTTCGCCATCAGATCGGCCCTGTCTCTGGAACTGTTGTGTTACCATAAGGCAAACCGGGGTCGCTGTCACCGGGTGCGTTGGGATCGGTTCCGGGCCGCTCGTTCAAGCTTCCGTCAGCAAAACCAGTCTGCTGGGTGACGCGGTTGTTGTCGTTCTCGGTGATCCGGAAGTCGCCACCCGGCACGGGGATGCCAGTCTTGAAGTTGACCGTGTTCAGCCCAGAGGTGACCCGGAAGTCCGTCGACAGGTTGGCGTAGTTCTCGGGCCGTGGGTTCATGATTGGCGGCGGATCGGCAGGCAGTACGATGGAGCGAAGCTGCGGCTGGGCCCGGTCCATGCACGTGCGGCAGACGAGAATGCTCTTCTTGATCATCGCAGCGCCAGCCCAGTCGTACTGGAACGACAGATCGACGTGGTTAAACCTGCCACCACAGCGGTCGCAGATCGCATGGGCAGCGGGAGACGAGGGGTTTGTTCTAGCCCTACCAGCCTTGGATGCATATCCCATCAGGTGTCTCCATACTTAAAGACAAGTCCGCCAACCCTGCGGCGTCCATTTTTTCCCAAACATAGCTCAATCAAGGAACTTTTGCACACATCGAAGTGCTTCGCTGCTGCGCTTGCTGACGGGAAGACGTCACCAGTGTCAACACACACAACCATCCTAGAAGCAGAGGCTGGGCCAGCTGCAGACCTACCTATCCTGTCTCTGCCGTTCTCTATTACGGTGTTTGTGCTGTTAGAGGTTGACTTTTTTCTCTTCCTCGCCTGCTCCACCGGGTCTTTTGCCAAGTGCGGGGAGCAAATGTAGGCAAATCTAAGACCGCTGGCGGCTTCCGACCTACCTGAGCACGCTTCAGCCACGCTGCTTCCTAGAATGTTAAATCTTCTTCCCGCTGCAGATGCGCTTTCGAATATTTCACCTGTTTCAAGAGAAATTACTGGCTTTCTATTGTAAGCGGGAAGCCCGCTCACGCCATCGCCGCCGTTGGTCTTGTTGGCCAGATCGATGCCAGCTGCACGCCAAAAAGCGATGCGCTCCACCTCAATCTCGAAAGCGGTTTCTTCGTCCAGACCAGTTGCGACCATGCGGACTTCCACCGCCATGCCCAAGGCAGACAGCTTCTTCACGATAGCCCTGTGGTGCAGGTTCCTGTCGCGCATCTTGTTTGCGCGTCCGCCCATGCCTTTGCCGACGTAGAAGCACTCGTCTCGGTCGGGCCTCCAGTGCTCATAGACATAAAACATAGGTCAGTTCCGGAAATAAGACCCGATCATCGGGGAGATGAAGGTGTTGACGTTCTCGACGTCTTGGAACGCGGCGACGTTGTAGCTCTCATCTGCCTGACCCTTCAGGGCCACGGCGATCTGCGGGTTCCAGATGCGCGCCAACCGGTAGGTCAGGCCGTCTGCCAGTGCTTCAAGCCACCTGTACGGGATTTCGACGTTCTGCCCGTTGGCAAGGTTGGCGTCTTGGATGCGCCGGACCCGGTAGTAGCGGAGGGTCTGCGCGCCGGTATCGGCTGGCACCGGCCAGAGAGTGACGGTCGGCGCGGTCAGCCGATCAAACCAGAAGACGGTCGGAAAACCCTGCGTGCTCTTTGTAGAGTACGATGCATATTCCGTCCGGCTGACCGGCATGATCGGCCTGTCGACGTTGTTTGTGCGGATGTAGGCGTCGAGGATCATCACGGTGGTGGGATCGACGTTGTAGGTGGCTTGACCCTGCACCAATGGCGTCTCTATGAGGTCAACTGCCCACAAATTTACACCCTCGTTCGACCAACGCGACAACATAAAATTCATCGCCATCCGTGCGCTCTCCATGTGCTCTTGCACGATGGAGGTCGGGCGAATGCCGATGTTCATGTAGGCGTAGATCGTGATCTCGCCCAAACTCGGGTTGAAGTCGTAGGTGCCACTGGTTGTCATGGATCAGCAATCCCACTTTCGGAGAGACAGGGCTTTTCTGGTAGGCTTACCCTTATCATCTTTCATCGGTCCCGGCATCCCACTCATACGCGAGCAAAACGACTTCTTGCGGCCAGCGTCCTTCTCCGTCTTGGGATTGGGCGCTGGCGGCTTCAGGTTCATGCCCTGCGCCTTGGCAGACGCCCTGCCCTTGGCGTTCAGCCCGCCGCTCGCATCCTGTCCTTCAGATCGGGTCCATGCGGGTGTCTTAGGCATCGACAGGGCCCAATCCCATCATGGCCAGAGCCGCGAGGCCGTCGGGCCCACCGATGGCTGTGAGTGCCGTGGGCGTCGCCGGGATGGCCACGGTGCTGTAGACCAGTGCGTCTTGCGCACGCTGGGCGGCATCCATGTCGATGATGTCGTCAGTGTCCCACGCCGGGCGCACCAGTGGCTGCATGGCGAACTCCACCCACGCCTCCGTCGTCTCCCAAGACGCAGCGGCATAGAGATTGCCGTCCCCATCCACCCAGTTCAGGCCGACATAGGTGTAGGCGTCGGCTGGACCGGAGGACAGGACCATCGCAAGCTGGTTGCTGTCTGCAACCAAGTCTTCAGGGGCTGCAGCCGTGACCTTCATGCAGTCACCCACGGCACGCCTGTCAGCGTGGTCGGGTTGATCAGAGCTTCGATCTGGGCATCCAGAGCGGCTTCCGTGGCATCCTTGTCGACACCATCATTCCAGACCCAGCCCAGAACCTCGTCTTCGGTCAGTTCATCGTAGGGGATGAAGCCCGGTGCATCCGGGTCCGGAGAGAAGCTGGCGGTGCCATAGATAGACGCGCTGTACTCGCCGTCGACGGAGGTGGCCTGCCAGTGGGCAACGATGACGCCACCATCATCTGCGTGACGATCAAGCTGCGAGATTGTCCAAGTGATCATTCTTCCGTTTCCTTTTTCAGCGAGTTCGTCAGCATGTTCATGAAGGCATCACGGCCAACCTGCAGCTGATCCAAATTGAACCGGGTCGAAGCCAGCTTGCGATCCAGATCGGCGACATGGTTGATCATGAGCTTCTGCTCGTCTGTCAGCTGGTCTTCGGTGTAGTCGATGTCGTTGATCGTGATGGTCTGTGTTTTTTTCTCGGCCATGTTGATCCTCCTTTATGCTGATGTGATGGTCTGCCAGCCTGAGCCGGTGTTTACGCAGAGCTTGCCCAGCGTGGTGTCAAAGATAACGTTCCCCGCCACGTTGGCTATAGCGTTCTTCTGGGTCGTTGTCATGTTCGGGAAGCGCACGCCCTTCGTGGTGCTCTGGGCGTCTATGATGGACGCCGCGTTGGGGGATGCCGTGCCAACGCCAACGTTCCCGGCGGTGTCGATCCGAACGCGCTCGGTGTTGTTGGTGGTAAGGACGAGAGAGTGGTTTGAGAACGTTCCGACAAATGGCACGTTGCTCAGCATTTGAACCCGGAAAGTACCGGTCCCGTCCGTCACATCAACAAGACCGTTCGCCGGTCCCGCAAACCGCGCGATGGAAGTGCCCGCCCCTGACGTCAGGTCCAGCTTGTAACCCGGAGAAGTCGTCCCGATCCCCAAGTTCCCGTCAGGGTCAATCCTCATTTTCTCGGTGGCAGCAACGCTGGCGGCCACGGCGTTCGTTCCAAACGCTATGTAGCCAGTGAAGTTGCCGTTCCCCACATATTGGATGAACGCTGCATCGTCATTCCGCGCAGGGTTTCCAAAACCAATCCGCGCAGTGGTTGCGTAGCTGGGAGCACGGAGATTGATGTTTCCGTCGTAAATATCGAGCCTTGCTGTGGGGTTGGTTGTGTTGATCCCCATGTTGCCCAAGTCATTGATCCGCAGCCGCTCCGTGGTCCCAGCGCCGAGGATGATGGTGTTGGCGAGGCCAGCTGTGCCTGTAATGGAACCGATGATCGTGTTGTTGCTGCCGGTGGTGAGGGCTGAACCTGCGTTCACCCCAATGGCTACGTTACTTCCTCCGGTGCTGTTGTTAAGCAGAGTGCTTCTTCCAAGTGCAACGTTGCTGGAGCCACCGCCGTTGCTCTGCAAAGCGGACACGCCAAGGGCGGTATTGCCGTCACCAGTGGTGTTGAAGGCAAGAGCAAGGGAGCCAACGGCGGTGTTGTTTGCAACAGACCCCAAGCCTTTACCAACCGTGATGCCGTTGATCAGCGCATCGCTAGTGACCTGCAGCAGGTTGTTGCCGGATGCGGTGGTGGTGCCGATCAGGAGACGCCCGCTGCCGTCCAAACGCATTTTTTCCGTGCCGCCAGTATAGAAATAAGAGAACGTGGAGGACGGAGAAGCGTTCAGGATCATGGAATTGGGGCCGCTGTCGATGGGGCCAATGTAAGCCACATCACCAGAGTTTATGCCAAGCATCCTGATCCCAGTACCGGCTGCGGTTGTGGAATACAGATATGTGGCATTTGTGGTCAGAGAGATGCCCCCACCGGCCACCGCCATCCTTGCCCCTCCGGGTATCGTGGTCGTCCCGAGGCCCAAGTTCCCACTAGCATCCAGCCGCATCTTTTCAGCGGTGCCCGTGTAGAACGCCATGGGGATTGCGGCAAGTGAAGCGCCGTAGCTCTGAAGAAAGGAAACTCCCGTGCCAAGAGCACCCATCAGCATAACATCGTTGGACGATTTTGCCTGAATTGAGCCACGGACATCCAGTTTGTTTTCTGGGGTAGCGGTGCCAAGTCCCATGTTCCCGCTGGCGTCGATCCGCATGCGCTCGTTGGGACCAGCTGCAATGATGACGGTGTTGGCGAGGCCAGCTGTACCGGCGATGGAGCCGATGATCGTATTTCCAAAGCCGGTCGTGAGTGCGGAGCCAGCCGACTGGCCGATGGCAATGTTGGAGTTCCCGGTGGTGTTCCCGGTAAGGGCGGTCTGGCCGAATGCGGTGTTATTTGCGCCGGTGGTGTTGTTCGTCAACGCCCCGGTGCCATTAGCGGTGTTATTGCTTCCAGTGGCGAAGTAAAGTGCGTTCAGACCTGTAGCGGTGTTATCGCTGCCGGTGGAGTTGGTGCGGAGGGCGTTTATGCCAATAGCGGTATTGCTGGCTCCTGTCGTATTGCTAAGGAGAGCCGATGAACCAACAGCGGTATTGCTGGAAACGCCTCCAGCGCCCCGACCCACCGTCAGGCCATTGATCGTGGCATCGCTGTTGACCTGCAGCAGGTTCGCACCGGACGCGGTGTTGGTGCCGATCAGGGCGATACCGGCTGTGGTAATCCGCATGCGCTCAGCGCCGCCCGCGCTTGCATAAATAAACCCGCCGGTAGAAATATGTATGGGTTGAGAAACCCCGTTAGCGATCTGGAATTCTCCGCTGGCCTCCTGACGGAGCGTGGTCTGCAGAACTTCGTTTCTGGTAAACTCTAGGCCGAAGTTTCCAGTTGTGTTCAGCGTCAAAGCTTTGGTGAAGCCGGTTTTGTTCGGCGTCCCCGTCCCCAGCCCCACGTTCCCGGTCGCACCATCCATGTAGATGGCGTTTGCATCGGTATCGCTTTCGACGCGGAAATCGACGTCCGCGCCAGCCTCGTTGACGACGAGAGTTCCAGCCGTGCCGTCCATGTGCTGCAGGACAGCGTTGATCTTGGTGCGGACACTAAGGCCGCTTTCTCCGTCTGCGAAAGTAGTCATGGTGTGCACCTCGTCGTTTCACGTTTCAGTGTTAGCATAGTTTTGGCCATTAGTCTCTCCAAGCGGAGATATCTGACCACGGGTAGGCGTCATTCCAGAAGCCCGCGCCAACAGTCCACTGCAGCGGCGTCTGCGATGCCATCCAGTTTTCAGTGGACGTGATGCGCGCTGCGGTCAAGTTCGATCCAAAGCGCACGATCAGCGGGAAGAGTTGGCCGTTGAGGTAGACATCCGCCCCGTTGCGGGCACCAATATAGAGCGGATAGGCGAGGAAGTTTCCGGTTCCGAGGTCCGCGCTTGAGGTTGCGCCAACCACACCGTTCCTCCGAATGACGGTTAGATCGCCAGAGATGTCTGCAGTCCCGGTCAAAACGGCTGTGTTTGGCGCTGCAACGGAAATGCCGACCGGGCCTATAACGGTTCCCTTTGGGACGAACGACCACAACCTGCCCGCCGCGTCGCCATAAAGGAAGGCAAAAGCCCCATTGTTGAAGTTCACATTTGGGCCGAACTCTGAAATCATCCCCGGTGGAACATCAACAATTTTCCGCACGCCCGCAAACACCTGAGCCTTGTCGATGCCCGGCGTGATCGTACCCGTCGCCATCGAGTTGCTCACGCCGTTGAACTGGAGGTAGCCCAAGGACGGGACACCAGCTTCTGTGACGTCGTACTCTGTGGTGACGCGCTGGTAGTCGGTCATGAGGGTAGATTGCTCTAGCTGTGCACCCCAGATGTATGCCGAACCGAAGCCGGAGGCGGCTCTGTCTTGGGCTATCAGAATTTGCGTTACAGCAAGGGCAGAGGTGAACGTGTAAGAGTGGCGAACCCAGCTTGAAGTAGGTGTGGCTGATGGCCCCGTGTTCCAACTCCCGTTGAAAAACCCAAAGAACAAGGGGTTTGTGCCCGTGCCAGCCTTGAGCCAGTAAGACAGCGTGTAGGTGTTCGCGGCCAACGTCACGCTCTGATTGATCGAGTTGAACTGCCCTGCGTAGGTTGCAGTGTCGGCGGTCATAGTTCCATCTGGAGCTATTTGGCTATCTGGAGAAATAACCACGGCCCCCGTACTCCAAGACGGTGTGCCGAACTGCTGGCTTTCAAGCAGAATATTCCGCCTGCCGCCTGCGGGGACGATGCCATAGGTCGGCTGGCTGGCTGGAGTGGCCTGTACGGCGTGGTTGCCGATCAGCTGACGCACGCTGATGTTGTCAGCAAAAATCGTTCCCGTTCCGGCGGACCCAATGAACTCAAAAATGTATATGTTTGAGCTTGTCTGCCTAGCCACGAAAACAAAGTCGTACGATGTGTTGGATGTCCCGATGCTGGGCTGGTTTGTAACGTAGTTCCCGCCAATATCCCTGATGTATACAGAGGATGCGTTTATAGTGTTTGTCCGGGCCGTCAGTGTCACCCTGTACGTCTGGCCAACTATTGTGGTGAAGGCGTAGCTTGCGCCGGGAAAGTTCACCCCAGCTGCAGTATTGATGTTCAACTCCTCAAGGACAACGCTCAGCGTTGCAGGGGGGCTCCCGCCAGCCACCCACCCTGTTGTAACAGGGTTACTGAAGTTACCGTTCGCCACCAATTCGGGGCCCGGTCCGCCCTTCGACTTGTCCAGCATCAGGCTGACAGTGTCGCCGGGGGCGGTGACTGGGTTCAGCCCCGTGGTTCCCTTGTACAACGTCCCAATGTCATTCGGATCGAACCAGACGCCGGGTTCGGAGTAGCGGAAGAGGGCGTTGGGATCGAACGGCTGCACGACGTCGGTGTTGGCGCTGGTGGCCGAGGCCGACCCAAGGAAGTTCGTCTCAGTCTGGATGACGGCCAGCGCCGATCCGAGGTCCGCATCTGTAACGGTGTACGTGCCGCCTGTGGCCCCAGAGAGCGTCGTGGACGAGCGCAGCCACTGCCATGTGGTCGTGGACGCCGGAGCCACATCCACGGGCGCTGGGATGGCCGTGAGGAGGTCGGAAACGTACACAGCCATATTAGCTTACTCCTATCGTGGGCACACCAGTGATGATCGGCGGGTAGAACCCGGTCTTCCCGGCAACCCACGCCTCAGTGCTGGTGATCGTGTTGGATGGGAGGTTAGGCCCGAAGCGGTCAATAAGGCTGTAGAGCTGACCGTTGAAGTAGAGGCTGGAGCCCGCACGGGAGCCGACGTACAGCGGATAGGCAAGGTAGTTACCGGTGCCTTGGTCGCCGGTTGATTGGGCTACTTGGGTGCCGTTTGCGCGCAGTTTGGCGGTGTCGCCGCTGATGTCGCTAAGAAGCGTCAAGAGGTTGCTTATCGGCGCATCGTACAAGTCCGCCGTGTCGAGCGATACAAATGCAGTACCTCTGGACAAAGCAGTATAAGCGGGAGCGGGGCCTGAAACATTCCTTCCAGTGAGAATGTAGAATGCCCCGTTATTGGAAGACGCGACTGCCGACAATTCAACGATGCAAGAGTTGTTGCCGTTTGCGAGCTTCCGCACCCCCGCAAACACCTGAACCTTGTCAGTTCCGGGGGTAATCGTACCAGTCGCCATCGAGTTGTTGATGCCGTTGAACTGAATGTAGCTCATCGACGGAACACCGGCCTGCGTGACGTCGTACTCAGTCCCGACCCGCTGGTAGGACGTGGCGGTGGTGGATTGTTCGATTTGAGCGCCCCAGAGGTAAAACTGGCCGCCAGCGAGGCCGGTAGATGGGTTAGTGCCAGAGGCCGAAAGCACCCAAAACTGCTGGTTTGCCACAACCGCAGTCGCGGGGGTCGTCCAGCTAACTATGCAGCGGAAAAACCCCTCACCTGCAGGGACTACGCTGGCAGTCATGCCGGACGCCACTTGGGTAACAACACCGGTTTGCAGGTCGAAACCAACATCCCGTCCAGAGAAAAAATCTCTAAACCACAGGTATCTCCCGTTGGCGTTGGCGTATTTCCCAAACATGCTTGCGGTATAGGTTGTGCTTGGCAACACTACGCCGGGGTTCAGGCCAACCCTCGTCTCTCCGCCGGTCGACGATACAAGGTCGGCTGTTGAAGTTCCATCTGGCGCAACCGAACTGTTTGCAGTGATGGTTGCGTTTAGCTTTGACCAAGCGGCATTGTCGAACTGCTCCGAGAAGGTCAAAATATTCCGCCTACCACCACGCGGGACGATGCCATAGGTCGGCATGCTGGCCGGGGTCGCTTGGGTGGCGTGGTTGCCGGGGAGTTCGCGGATAGATACGTTAGAGATGGAAAAGTTAGTTCCAGCGCTGTCTGGGCTTAGGGTAAGGGTGCCAGATGAAAGCGCCGTAACTCGTGCAGTCACAGAGCCGTTGAAACCAATGTTTACGCTCGGAGCATAAAGTTGACCACCAGCGAAAAATACGCGCCATGAAGCGCTCATGGTTCCTACGTTTGCAGATATCGTGTAAGAAAAAAGGTACGTTTTCCCTGCGACCACACTAACGCCCGGAGTATAACTTCCCGTGGTAACAACACCGGATGCGGTCGTCACCAACTCGCTACCCAGCGCCAGCCCCCGCGACTTATCCAGCATCAGGGCCACGGTCTGGCCGGGGGTCGTCACGGGGCTAGTACCCGCAGTGTCCCTGTACAGCGTGGCATTCGGGAAGCGCGCATCGGTGCCAGCGGCCACTGTAGTGATGGGCTGGTAGGTGGTGGCTACGGAGCCGAGTTCGACTTGTGCGCCCCAGACGAGCACGTCCGCCGTGTTGCTGTTTACAGTGCCTTGCCCACCCCTAATGCCAAAACCACAGGTTCCATTTGGCACAGCGAAAGTCGAACTAACGGCGTACCTTTGCCAGCTTCCAGTAACGGTTATTGGATTTACGAAGCCGTTGCCATCGCGGACAAGCATCTGATAGCTAGACGATCCGTCGAACGACTTTATCCAAAAGGAAAAAGTACACGGCGCTGCGGTAGAAAGAAAAAGCTGTCTGACGTCCGAAACGTCAGCCGTGCTTGTTCCACCGTTTAGGGTGAACTGTATGCGGTCAGCTGTTGACGTGCTGTCAGGGGCAACACCGGCATTTGCCGTCACAACCGGCGTGCCGCCAATGCCTCCTATGTTCTTCGTCCAAACGGCATTGTCAAACTCTTGCGTCCACTGGAGGAGGTTGACCAACCACGACAGGTTCGCGACATCCGAAGGATCAAACCATACGCCGGGCTCTCCTGCGGCGAAGAGGGAAGATGGGGAGAACGAGACACTGCTACGCAGGTTGATGCCGAGATTGATCCCCACAAACATGGTCAGTACCTCAGTAAAGGGCGATAATGCTCGTCGCAGTGGTCCCGGTAGCGTAGACGCGTTCGACCTGAATTGGAAGCAAAACGCCTGCCGGAACCGCAGCGAACGTCACTGTCCCACCGCTTACCATGTCGACCCGCACGTTCCCAGTGCTGCCGATGTACAGGCCACGGGTCGGATCGGGAAGAAGCGTGGCGTCGCTCGGCACAACGGCAGCTGCGCGTCGGGCAGAAACGGTTGCATCTGCCGTAAGATATGGTGCGGTCATCTTAAATCTCCAGAAGGTTGGAGGGGGCCAGTGGCCCCCCTTATCACTTCACTTTGGCGGCTGCCGCAGACATCAGTGGCATGCCGTGCACACCCTGACCACCGGTCACCGTGCGGCATCCACTCGTCTGATGCGCGCTGACGTTCTCCGTCGGCGAGGGCTTGCCGGTAGCCACGCTGGTCTTGACCGACATGCTGGGCTTTTTCGGACCCACCCGGATGCTCTTGTCCATCACGCAAGGTCGTGAGCTTGGATGTAACGTACGGTGATCGTACCAACGCCCGAGCCCGTGTTGGCCGACAGGACGAAGATGCGGTCATCCGTGGTGCCAGTGTCATCCCACAGGCCAGCGCGCGTTGCGTCTGCGCCGGGAACCATGGACACCAAGCCGAGCGGTTGAGCCGTCAGCGCGCAGAGCTCGTTGGCCGTTGCGGAGATGCCAACGCTCAGGGTCTGGGCAGCACCAGTCCACGCCACCGTGTTGAGCATCTGGATGTTCACGATGTGGCTGTTAGCGGGCAGCACGATCTGAGTAGCCAGAGCCGTTGCGGTGCCAGCCTGCGTGATCGGGAAGGTCTGGATCATGAGAACAGAGCCGACGTTCTTGACGTCTTTGCCGAGGGTCGTGCCAGAAGTGTTGAGGATGTTTCCAGCCCGGATCGGGCCCGTGAAGGTAGTCTTGCCCATAGTAGGCTCCTTTGCACAATGATGTGGATTGGTCTGTGCCGGTCCGCTGTGCGGTCCAATCCATCATGGCTACTTTACCACATGTCTGTCCAAGTAGGCAATCGCGGCGTGCAGGAGCGTCTGGCTGTCCCTGAGCTTCCCCAGTCCGGTATTGCAGTCCGAGCAAAGCAGGCCCCGGACAGCGCCGGTGGTGTGGTTGTGATCGACAGACAGCGCCTTCACTTTGCCGCCACGCTCCTGCTTTTCAGGCTCTCCGCAGATGGCGCACTTGTGGTCATGGTCGGCTGCCATCTTAGAGTATTCGGAAAGTGAAATTCCAAAATTTCTCTTGAGGTGCGTGTCCTTCCAGACCTTTCCGAACTTATTGCGATGCTTCCTAAGGTAATCAGCCTTGTCGGAGTATTCTTCGTTGAGGCTGTTCATCTCATAGATGTTTTCAATCCTGATGTCGCCTCGGTCCCCATTCTTGAACCCAAGCCTTGAAGCAGGCCATTCTCCAAAATGAAGCACCCAAGCAGCCCTAGAAGCGGTGATATCTTTGCCATCAACTCGGACATAAACATGTCGGGATGCTGATTGGCTGGTGCGCTTGGCCGATCCGGCAAGCTGACCGCTTTTGAACTTTTTTGATGTGCTGGTTTTCCACCGGAACTCCCCGGTGTCTGGATCGTACGACAGAACCTCTTTCATCCTGTCTACTGAAACGTGTTCGGCGTAACCCATGGTCTTCTCCCTGCTTTAGACGATATTGTCATCGTTTTAGCCGGAAGTAAATACCAAGGGTTACGCCATTTTTATTGAACGATATCAGGTTGGGAACGACCCAAAGATGGACCTGAAATTATAATATCCAAAACTATACCGTTCATAGCCCTTGACCAGCAGGTTATCCGTGACAAAGTCCACCTGCATGTCTGTTTCAAACTTGACGCGCTCCATGTAGGAGAGGCCGTCGATGTTCGTCAGCAGGAACCAAGCACCAGCCGAGGTCAGGAAGTCGTTGACCATGTAGCCTTCCGGCAGGCCGCCAGCGGTCGACATGATCGCGTTGACGTCGTTGTCGGCAGTGCCGGGGCGCAGTTCGGTCTTCGTCAGGCGGATCGCGACCGGCTCCAGTTGGGGCGGGACGACCAGCTTACGACCACGTGCGAACACCTTCAGACCGGCCTGATCGCGGAAGTTGGTCCGGATCGAGATCATGCCGTTCAGCAGGGTGCTCTCGTTCAGTTCAACGTCCGTGGTCGGGCGGTTCGCAACGGTGCCACCATCGATGGGGTGAGCGGTGGAGCAGAGCGCCACGCCATCACCACCGATTGCGCCGTTGTAGGTCGTCGCGGTGTTCAGGATGTTCGCACCGTAGATTTCCTTGGTCTGCTGAAAGCTTTCGATCAGGCCAAGGTTCGACGGGGCGAACTGTGTTTTGTAGAGGTTGTCGTCGACGGCTTTGCGGGTGATCGCGTAGCCGAGGCCGATTTCGGTGTGCTCTTGGTTGTAGATGAAGCGCTCACCGGCGTTGTTGTCGAACGCGGTCTGGCCGCCTTCGGTCTTCAGCTGAGCATAGCCGAGGAAGCGCATCTCGGCGGTACGCTCGAGAGCCATCTTCGAATTGTGCTTCGTGAAGATTTTGTCGTACTGAGACGGGATCATCTCGTACTTGCCTTCAACACCACGGAGGCCGGGGAGCAGAAGGTCTTTGATGGCAGAAAGGTTAACAGCCATTGTTCATGCTCCTCAGATGCCGGTCAGCTGCTTGGTGCTGACGTTGTTGAAGGACACGATGACGTAGTTGTAAGCCCCTGCGTCAGTGCCCGGTGTGCCGGGGGGATCGGTGTCAAGGCTGAGGACGCGGAACGGCAGGGTTGCCGTCACGGCAGCAGTCGTGATGTCGACCGAAGCTCCGGAGATGCCGGTGGCTGCGTTGCCGGTGCCAATCACGAAGTTCACGTTCGCGTTGATGTCGGCATTGGTCGCGCCGGTCGCACCGGTCTGGACGACGAACTTGGCGTTCGGATCGTTGATGATGTAGCCTTCGACCACTTGGTTCGAAGCAACATCGGAGCCGGGCCAGTAGTTCGACCAGACGGTACGCTTCTGCGACACCGACAGGTACTTGCAGCCTTGGAAGATGCCAGCGATCTGGGTGGTGCCGGGAGCGCCGACGACGACGAAGCCGTTGGCATCGGGGAGGACGGGGTCGCCGTAGTAGATGGCGGAGGCATTGTAAGCGACGCGGACGGCAACCTGTTCATAGGTCGGGGCCGATCCAGTGCCGCTGTATTGCCGGAAACCGAAAGGCGCGTTTGTGTTCGCCATAACGGGGTTCTCCTTTTCAGGAGGTCCATCATCGCGCGCCGGGGCGACTGTAGAACCGGGGAAGGTTAACTCCCCACCGAGGGGAGAATTCCTGCAGTCTACACCATTTTGGTTGTTAGTAAAGAGTACGAAAAAAAGGGTGCCGAAGCACCCCTGTAGTTCGAGGATGTATTTTCTACATCGAGAACATCGAGCATGCAATGGCTGTTTTGCCGTTGAACAGCACGCCCTTCTTCTTCGTGTGGAGCTTCACCAGAGCGCACCGGTTCTTCAGCATCTTGTTTGCCCCCAGATCGCTGGGCGGTGCGACCTGAAGGTGGGTGCACACCGTACATTTCATGCCCTTTGACGGGTCAGCCCAAGTAACCTGACCCTTCGTCGTCTGAGCCATTCTTTCTTGAAGGTCCATCCGGTAAATCCGCGTTGAGGAAGATTGAGACGTGCGGCTCCAGCTTTTCCCAAGCCTCTTGGATTGCTGGGGTGCCCTCACGCCGGATCGCCCGGCGCAAGCGCTCTATGTAGTTGTAGATGCGGACTATCCGGATCATTCGTCAGGAATGGCGATGGCTTCGTAGCCCTTTTTCACTTTGACCAGATCGTTGCCCTTGTTGCTGCGCTCGAACTGGCCCTGAGGCGTCGAGGACAGCTGCTCTTCCTTGGCGCGGACCTGCAGACGGGCACGACGAAGCTCAGCAGCGCGAACCTCTTCGGTGATCTCCAGCGGGCGCTCCATCAGGACCATGCCCTTGCGGGTGATCTCGTTGCCTTTGTGGCCGATGGGCATCATTTCAGGATGGCGGGACACCGGGACGTATTCCCAGCCCTTGCGGGCGAGAGCGACCTGATGGGCCGGGTCTTCGGCACCCAGAACGGTCTTCATTTTCCACTCGTACGACCAGCCTGTGGGGATGACGCCGGGCTCGACGAAGTACTCGTCGTTGCCTTCATCGACATCGGCATGGCCACGGAGTTCTGCAGAACGACGTGCAGCGCGCTCCACAGGGCTCTCCTCTGTCTTCGTGGTGACGGGATCGGTAGGGCGCATGGAGGGACGCACAGCCTTGCTCACGGGGGTGAAATCAGCTTCGGACATCAGTTAAGCTTCCCTTCTTTTTGCAGCGCCATTTTGTTCTTGGCGTAATCCTCAGGCTTCATGCCCATCATGTCTGCCATCTCGCGCTCAGCTGCAGAGAGCCTGACGACGTTGGTGCGGCTGTTACCACCCCGAGAGACCGGTGCAGCCGCAGGCGCGGCATCGCGGCGCTGGGTGACCTTGGCGGCGTACTCATCCGTGGTTTCCGTCTGGGGGGCCGCTGGCTTGATTTTCAGCGTCTCTTCGATGGCAGCGAAGTAATCCTCGCTGTCGACCCGGATGCCGTCCGCCATGGCAAGCTCATGGGCCGCGATCATCTTGCGGTTCAGCTTGCTGTCCTTGACGTACTCCGGGTGCTTGCGGACCCAGTCTGCGGACTTGGGCGAAAGCTGTGCGGCGAAGGCTTCCACCGGGTCGGAAGACGTTTGGACCGGCTCAGGCTGCTTTGGGCGGGCCTTCATGGCTTCAAGGCCGTTGCTCAGCTGCAGAAGCTTGGCGGCATTGCCAGACATCTCCTGCTGGATGTCAGCGGCAGCCGAGAAGTTGCCCTGAGACATGGCGTACTGGTAGTTCTGCTTCAGGATTTCATCATCCCGGCGCAGGGTGTCGATGGCATTCGACACCAGC